GGTCATAGGCCTGAGCCATAGCACTTGAAAAGTCTTTGTGATACAACTTGGCTTCGGTTTGAGTTTCTCTTTCACGTTCGGCTTTTCTTTCGGCATCTCGTGCTTTACGTTCCCTTTCAAGATCGGCTCTCTTGGCGTCTTTTGCGGCTCTTACACGTTCACGTGCCCGTTGGAGTTTCTCACGGTCTGCACGTCTCTTCTCCATAGCCTTCTTTACAGGATCGTCCATTGTTACATTCCTTTTACTAATGCTGCAATTGCTTTGTGAACTTCGGGAGTATTAGGTAGTTTCAATGATTGTGCAATCTTCTTGGGGTCTTTAATACCCTTGTCAACCAAAGAATGAAGTTCTTTCATCTTACCTTCACTCATCTTAAGCTGTTGCTTTTGTTCGGGATCATCTTTGACATCTACTGAATGCATTGCTTTGAAATCTTTCTCACCCTTTGCACGGGGTTCTTCGACTTCTTTCTGCATAATCTTTTTAGCAATCTCAGCCAACTCTTTTGTTAGGTCATCTTTATACATTTTTTCTCCTTATAACGCTGCAGGGCCCCACAAATAAACAAGGATTCCACCAGTGAGAAGGGCCGAGATGGCAATCCAAAGAACTCTATTAATTATGTTCAACTCTTTAGCTGAACTACTTGAGGACTCTTCTACAACTCTGAGACGTTCCTCTATATCTGTAATTTTGCGATGTAAATCCATCGAAAGCTGTTCTAATCCAAGAAGTTTTTCTTCTGCCCGAGCAATGGCTACGACTGCATCGGCTAACTTATCAATCTTGTCTTCGATACGGTCAAGTCTTTGTTTTTCGGGGCCTGTCATCTTGAAAATACCTTCCATGATTTAACAATTTCAGAATACTTACTTTCTTCTGTAATGTTATATTCTTTAATGAAAGTCTGTCGTGTATCTTCACTAGCACCGGATACTCTTTCTACTATAGCATCTACTCGACTAAAAGACTCTTTCTTCATTGCCTTACCAATGGCTTTACGTCTTTTGTGTAGGTATTCGTCAGAATCGTCTACATCGCCATCATTGTCGATGTCTTTGTCTTTACGGTTCTTGAACTTATCTGCGGCTTTTGGATTAACAGGATCAAGCTTCTGGTCTTCAACTTTAGCTTTCATAGTCACCTTATACTTCTTACCGGCGAATATGAAGTCCTTTTTACCTTCTCGTTTAGCACACGCTGCGGCTGCTACAAACTGAGAAACGTCTTCATCCTTGATTGATTCTGGTACAAACTTTGGTCTTTTCATCTTTACAGTGTCCCCATTAAAACTCTATTTATAATTATCCGAATTCGTGGCCCGCAACTCTTCGTAATTGTTTTTTAAATTCTTCAAACCCAGGCTTATTCTTATACAACTTGATTGAAATTTCGGGTCTATCCTTACCCTTGATACGCCAGTTATAACCTTTTTCTTTATGTTCTGGCTTGGTGGTCTTAACAACTCTTCTCTTAAACTGTGACTCAAACGATTCTGGCTTACCACCCTTTTTCTCTTCTACATTCTCACCTTTAGCTCTTTTCATTTGAGCTGGAGTAGGTGCACCCTTTTCACCTTTCTTTCTCATTCTCTCACCAGAACCACGTTTGATTCTTTGTCTTTTCTTATGGATGTTAGCCCAGAGACTTTCATTGTGTTCTGATGACTCTTCAAGCCACGTCTGAAAACTTTCTACAGAGAATGTTCTGTTGGATGTTTTAAAATTTTTCTTTCTCATAACTGTTTTAGCTACTAAGTCTAGCTCTCCGTTACTATCGGGTTGAATAACGAATGGCATGTTAATGTCTGTCTGCATATCCTTAATGACAGCTTGAGCCCCTTTATCCAGTGATGATATTTTTCTACCATGTTTCTTATACGATTGTCTAAAAAGTCTTTGTAGTTCTGCTGAGTTGATCTGTTTCTTATTACGAGCATCATTAACGCGATCGAGAAAGTGCCGAGTAAACTCGATATCCAATCCCACTTTAGCAAATAATTTATCTGCATATTTTTCAACCGCATCAAGTTGTTTTTTCGTTATCATCTTCTTGGATAGGCTTCATTTTATTCTTTACTCGAATAGCATTTAGTTTTTGAATTATATTTTTTTGTTTTCCAGAGCCAGGCACTGCTTTCATGGCCAGAGTAGTCAATCGATAAAGTTCTGCTCTATCTTTAGTACTAAGACCTTCATCTAATCCAGCTTCTCTTCTTGCAGCTCTATATGCTGCTAAAGCCATATCACGAATCTTCTCTTTCGATTTACCTTTAAACTGTGGTGCGTCTGACTTCATAAAGTCATCGATGTAATCACCAATGTCGTGCTTACGAGGATCAAGTTTTTCAACCAAGTCAACATCCTCTGCAAACAATGCAACAATGTCATCAGTCTTTACTGTCTGAGGGAGCATACCTCTTAACTGATCTTTGGAGTGTAGTTCCTTTGGAGAAAACTTCTTAAAAATCTTTTCCCAATCTCTAAGTGTGCTACTTCTACCCTGCTTTTTAATCTTCTTAACAATCTGTTTTGATGAGAGTTTTTTACCACCCATAGCTAGCTCTACTAAAAGATAATCGTTAAATGAAATCATTTTTTAACCTTTTTTCTCTTAGACCAAATGTCTGCATCTGATTTTCGTGCTGGCCCTCCTGTAAGAACTGAATTAACTCTAGCCAATCCCCACTGCGTTGGAGTTGTGCCGGGTCTGTGTCCTGTTCTCCAAGCTGCTACACCGCGGTTATAAATTTTTCGGAGTGTCCCCATGTCCACGCCGGATTTTTCTGATTTCTTTTTGAGAGCTGCCGTTACATCCTCATACATTGCTTCTTTGAAACTTTTCATTAGTCGAGACTCCATGTATTAGCGTTTGGGACATACGATTTAATTTTCTTTAAGATATTATCGCCGATTTGTGAAAACTTAAGAGGTGCCGAACCTGATCTTTTAGCATAGAAGTAGTCAGACTTTTTAATGTATTGTCCACCGCGACCACTTGTTTTTAGATCACTGTCTACACCAATCTTATTGAAAGCAAATACAATATCACCATCCATGTATTTCTTCAACGAGTTACCCATCTTCATAATATCAAGCATGGTTTGAGAAGCACCTCTGTGTGTATTGACTAGAATCTCGACAGGAACATTTCTTGGTCTTTGTACGTTCTGAACCTTAGCAATTTCAATGTCGTTGATAACCCATACGATATGGATATTCTTTTTATCATATCCAATAGAATCTGCAAGACGAGTAATCTTTTCTAGTTTTCTTAAATCCTTGAGTGTCACATCGAAAATGACGTTTGGTTTAGCATTAGGTGCTTGAGCAATAACGTTAGCAAAGAATGTCTTCTGTTGCTTACTAGGTAAATCTAGAAAGTCACCGATAATTTCGTGAAGTTTAGTTACGTTTGCTGGATTTCTAAGAACATCTTTATTCTTTTTGCTATCAAACTTAGAAAGATCGATATCCAATTCATCTCTAACCTTCTTGACAATAACTGGTGTTCTAGTGGCCAAACTCTTGAGAGCGTCTACGTCAAATACTTTACCTTCCATACCAACTAAGTTATCAAGTATGAATCCTTTACCAGACCCAGCACCACCTGCAAGGATAAGGATATTACCAGACTTCGGATATGCTTTCTTTGCAAAGGTAATAAGTTTTTCGTCTAGTTGTTCAAACTGTTCTTCCATCGGAGTTGCTTTTTTATACTTTTTAGTTAATGCATCTGTACCCATCTCATTTTCACCGTACATCTGTTTGAACTTCTTCGTGTGTTTAGATGGTTTAGTTTTCGCACTCTTGTCGCCTGGAGCTGGTTTATATGCTTTAGGGTTATCGTCATCCATGTCTGCACCCTTCTTAAAGTGTGCATCTCGTTTGTCTTTAGTAGACTTTGAAAGACCTTTGTAATACTTAGCGGGTTGTGTTCCCTTTTTCTTTTTGATATCGGGGTCTTGTTTTACTTCGATTAGATCACGAATCCAGTACTTATTACCGTCTTCACCAACCACAAAGCTAGACTTTCTTTCTTCGATAATAAATTTAGTTCCAGTACGAACACAACAAACTGTATCACCTTCGTTGAAGATTTCACCTCTTACGTACTTCTCTCTTAAAATTGATTGAGGGCCAAGGTCGATGTGTTTACGGAAGTTGGTCATCTCTTTCAATCCCATTCTCTTACGAATCAGATTAAATACACCCACCTTATCGCCAAATCCCTTTGGAAGACCTTTACTAAATGAATCTAAATCACCTGCAGCTGCAGCGGCTCTCATCTTAGATGCTGACATACCAGATACATCTTCTGCGTCTGGATCGCGATCACCGGCAGAAACTGTATTGATTGTATCAAAGTTATAGAAACCATGACGAGCTTTTACACCATTGTACTTCGACATTAGCTTTCTAAACTCTGGCACACGGTCTGAACCAACTACCATCGTGACTTTCTGGAAGCCTTGATCGTACAGGTCAACAAGAATGTCAAAGACGTTTGTTATCTTATTATTGAATACAATGTTTCTACCATACTTCGGAAACATCTTCCGCATGAGTTGAACTTTTTCTTTGTATTCAAGAGGATTACGTTTTGGATCATTTGACTTTGAAACGTAGATTCTAAAATTGTTACCGACTGCCTGTGCAATCACTTTTTTAATAAGTTTTTCGTGGCCGGTTGTTGGCGGGTTGAAACGGCCAAAGGTAAAGACCACTTCCTTTGATTTATCTTCACTGAATGTCTTGAAGGATTTTATGCTCATATTAGTTATCCACTTTCGCTCCAGCTCTCCATTGATAACAAGACCAGTATCTTGCTTTCCATTTGGGGCCGGGATCGTCACAATTATGACGGGCTCTGAAATTTTTTCTACGTTGGGGATCGTCACGTTTGATTTCCATATTAGGATCGCCAAATCCTAACTTAATAACGTTTCCCTTTTCGTTCTTTACGTAAACGTAAAACTTCTTTTTGCCGTCTGACGAGCGAGTGGGATTATTGAGCTCTACTTTTCTACCCTTGTATTCAGCTTCTTCGATTGTTTGTTCGTAGAGACTTTCACAATCTCTACAACAGTGATCTTTAAATGATCTCATCGTTCCCATCCCTTAATAACGTCAGACGAGAAGTTGTTCATCGAAAATTCCAACCTATCGACTAACTTGACTGCGCCCCCTTTGGTTTTGTCAATCGCTACAAAACCTTCTGAGCCAGTCACCTTAAATCCATTTTTTGTCCGTATAAAAGTGTCTATTTTTTTAAGTCTGTCTAATCTATTTATAATAATTAACTTTGCATCAACGATAGCATTCATCAATTGAAACATTAAATCTAGGTTTTTCTTGTTCTTAGGCGAGAAAAACGACATCATTTCCTGTTGTTTCTTAGTAACAGCTGCCTTACCCTTTTCACTTTTTCTTTTTTCAAGTTCTTTTCCGAATCTTTCATCGAAGTACTTAATCAAATCATCGACATGCTTCTTAGTATTAGTTATTTTAGCACCTCTCCTTACAAGAGTATTATTAAATGATTCAATCTTTGTGGCAAGTTCTAGGTTTGTCTCAAGTTCTTTTAGGGTTGTACTAGAAATCTTACTGAAAATCTTACCGGCTTTTGATAGTGCCTCGGTTACTTCTTTGGTATCTGCCTCTGTGAAGGTTGCAGTTCCTGATAAATCTCGTAGATCAGCATCTTGATACCATACAGACTTTTTCTTTTTAAGTTTGTTTAGATCGACACCATAACTGGCTTTCATCGATTCAAAATCAGAACCAGTATATGTGGTATGAAAAACCACTCCTAACTTAGCCTTCGATATTGTCTTACCAAGCTTAGAGTTCTTCGGTACAGCATATACAATAGTGTTTGGTTGGAAAGTGATGTAGGTTTCTCCATCGATGCTCTCTGTAGAAAGATCGTTAGTAAACATAATGTCGCCTTGAATCACACCTTGGATTCCCAAGTCTTTTAACTCTTCATAGGCGGTTGATAGTTTTTCAGCCAGATCACCAGATGTGTCAGCGCGTACCTCTGCCACGGACTTATAGACCTTTGGATTCTTATTGAAGATACCCTTCTTCGCCACAAAGAACTCTCCGTCAGAGGGGTCAATACCAGCGAAGACGGCAGGTGCGCCATCCCATTTAACTGTTACGTTTGTACCTGTTTTTGAGTTACCGGCCAACATATCTCTCATAGACCTAAGAGCAAGTATGGCTTCCCTAGCACCTTTGACTCCACCGTACAATACGCGATCCTCAATATGAGTCATGTGCACGTTTTTACCAGCCTTTGTGGCTTCCATGACTTCAACATAATCTTTAAAACTTGACATCATTTATATTTATCAGACTTTCTTTTTGTTCCGTCAGACCTCTTAATTAGCCCTTTTGCCTTTAGATGTGCGACGTCTGTAAATCCGGCTTTACCAGCTCTATATCTTTTCATTGCATCCGCTGTGTTTGGGGCGGACTCATTTTTCTCTTTGGTCTTCTTTTTCATCTGGTTTATGTACTTACGATACACGGCAGCTTCAGCGGTCTTACCCATTACTCTTGCTCTTTGTTCCATTGCAATTGCAGCTTGAATCTTATGAGCATGCGAACGTCCAGAGTCTTTAATCTTAGAAACAGACTTCTTGGCAGTCTCTACATCTTTAAATCCTAGGCCGTGGATTGTGCCTCTTGGGTCTTCATCGGTATATAGATCAGAGTGTTTCTTACTCTTTGCTGGTTGCCCTTTCTTACGAGGGATTCGCGGGTTCTTCTCTTCGGTAAACCACTCTTTAAAATTGAGTTGACCAGCAGACTTTATAACACCGTTTGTGACTAGAAATTTACGAAACTGGATATCGGGATAGTCACGCGAAACCTTATTTAGTATATCAACGTTCTCTCTATGATCGTCATAGATACTTACTCTTTCAATTTGTTTGAACTTCTTTAAAAATTTTCTAATTACATATTCTTTTTTATCGGGAATAGTGCCAGACTTTAGATTACCAACCAACTCGAAACGGATTCTTTTGTCGTTTACTCTGAGCCCTTGGTCTCTGAACGCGTCTTTAAACGTTGCGTTATCATCCATCTTTTGGCGAGCGGTAAGAAAGATAATCATTGTATTACGATCGCGAAACTGGCGTTTCACTTCTTTCATTGTACCTTTGATTACTTTAGAGGAGCCTCTAAAAAGTTTAGCGTCCTTAAATTCAGAGAAGTCGTATTCCTCATCATCTTTGAGCTCGTATGAGTTGAATGTTTGATTATCGAGCTTGGTTACAAGTTTACCTGTCAACTTTTTACGAACCAAGACGTTAGCAAAAGTATTAAATACTGTTTCGTCTATGTCGAAGAATGATAGGTTCATGTTGCTATTTATACGTTTTCCACCTCTCAAACAGTATCTCTTCTAGCTTGTTGGCCTCTTTCTCCCAAGGTAAATCTTCATACGCCGTTTTCTGGCAATCAACGAGTCTAGTCTTTTTCCATAGTGCTTGAGTAACATCACGGCCGTCTTTGATCTCTTCTCTAGCCCATTGTTTGACATGAACCATCTCATGTGCTAGAGTTTTTATCATGTGATCTTCATCATTAGTGGACTTTAAATTGATGTGAAACTCGCGTGGACGATAGTAACTGTCAGTCCAAATACAGTCACCATCGTCTTCATAGTTTGGACGAAGCTTAATGTCAATCCAAAGGTTCTTCATTCGTGGCATTAACTGGTTCTTGAAAAAGACCGCAGCTTCTTCTACTAGAGCTCTTTTGTTCTTTCCAGAACCAGTAACGAGAACAACCATTTTTGTTACCCTACCTTGAGAGTAACGGTTTCTTGCTCTTTCAACATACTTGCCGGAATATTCCACAGGCCGTTGTAACCAGCGTCAACCACCACGTTTTTCCGGTTGATCTTTTGAATCACACCGTTCATCCGGCCATGTTTTCCGTTCCACTCGACGGCCATTCCAACCTGAAGACTAGCTTTAGCTTCCATTGAGTTTTTACTTCGAGCCATTTTAAAGACCTCGACTGCTTCGCTCAGCTGGTTAGCGTCTGCTTTTAGAATTAACGAATTTAAACGAACAACTTCTGCTTTTGTAAGTGCCATAACCTTTTTTCCTTTTTTTGTTTTGTTTTCCTCAATCATCTATACGTATAATATCACTTAAATCCGGCGTCTGTCAACACTTTTTTCACTTATTTAGCGGTAAACGTCCGTAGTTTTCCAATGGCTAGTGTCAAGCAGCAATGGGCCATGTTTAAGCACCGATTCGAGCTTCTCAATCAGTTTGTCGATGTTGTAATGACCATCGCCGTCGTAAAAATAAACCTCTAAGTCGTGCGGAACAGCCGAGCTTTTCGGATTTGCCATCCGCTTGACTGCTTTCAGAGAGGGGAAAAACTCACCCAAACGAGTGAATGAAATTTCCCGGGCGGGCCCGACAAACTTCTCTTCTTCATACAACCCACTCAACACGTTCTCAACTTCAGTTTTTGTCATCATTGCCATATTAGGCCTCCTCTTTAGGTAATTTTTCTGCGATCTTCTTATCTAGCTCACGTAGTTTCTTACCGAGCTCAAACTCTTTCTTACTACCCGATGGTGAACTATTGTACTCGTTCAGTGTCTTTCGATAAATACCGTTTAAACCAGTCATACTTTTTTCAACCTTTCCTGTTGTGTGTTCCTCAATCATCTATACATAATATAACACGAGCACAGAGCAGTTGTCAACAGGAAATATGCAGAAAAAGCATCTTTTTTTAGACCACAAATGTGGAGAATTTATCGGAAGAAGGGACGTCGCGTCCGGTAGGTGCGGGGGAAACCCCATCAGAAGTGAGTGTTTGAGCCGAGTCTTCTACGTCATACAGTCTCATCTTAGGCCGATCAATACCGATTACAAACCTTTTATTCTTTGTAAGATCATTATAACGATTTTTTAATTGTTTAACCATTATTTGATTCATATCTTCAAGTTGTTCGGTAGATATTAAGGCCAACATCAAGTCAGCTGTAGCTGGTAGTCCAAATGATTCTGCGGTATCTGTTAGTTCGACATCCGTATTTGCGAATCCAGATCGTGTCACCTGTGTCGCTGACCATACAGGAACTTTGAACTCACCGGCAAGACCACGAAGTTCTTCAGCAATTGCTTTGATAAGTGAGTAAGTATTTACTGCACCACCCAAACCTTTCACACGCGAAGAAGCACAGATATTAATATAATCAATAAAGATTACGTCTGGCAGAAAATCCTTCTTGAGTTTCAATTCATTGAGAAGAGACCTAAAGTGGCCAACATGAGCAGTTGAAGTAGGATATTCTTTGACGATTAGTTTACCGTTTGTCTTAGCACGAATTGCATTTACTTTCTTATCGAACAAGTCTTTTGGCATATTCTCAACTTGGTCAATTGGAATATCCATAAGGTTAGCATCGATACGTTCTGCAATACGTTCTTCGGCCATTTCCAATGTAATATATAATACATTCTGCCCTTGAGATAATGCAGCTGACGCGAAGTGACACATTGCAAGAGACTTACCAACACCTGTGCCGGCAAGGATAATATTCAATGTCTTCTTAGTAATACCACCCTTGGTAATCTCGTTAAACATCTCTAAGTCAAACGGAATACGTTCTTCCTTCTCGTGATAGAAATCAAATCGACCATCAGCGTTTTCAATATAATCGTGACCTACATTCGTATCAAAGGATACAGACAAAGCTTTGGATAGTAGCTCAGGAATAGCACCCTCGGCTGTTCCTTTCTTTTTGCCGTCAATGATATTGATCGACTCCATGATTGCAAGATACAAAGCACGATCTTTACACCACCGTTCAGTAGTATCCAGAAGCCAACTCATATCACATTCAACCGGCACGTCAACTGTTTTAATTAGATTGACAATCTCACCTAGGTCTTGACGCGTAGTAAAGCTAGAAGATTGTAACTCAATATCTAATACCGATGAAGTCGGCAGTTCGTTGAACTTTGTTATGAATTGAAGGAACAAATCGTAAACTGGCCGATGCTCACCTTCAAAGTATTCTGGCTTTATGTGTGGTAAAGCTTTTCTACAGAACTCTTCATTCTGTATTAGCTTCTTGATTATGATCGTCTGTATGTTCTCTTGATTCGTATTCGTATCCATCTATTATAATATCCCTTAAAATATCTCCAATATATTGTTGAAACTCAGCAGAGTTTGCCAAGTCTTCTTCCATATCTTTTGGTTTGTATTCCAGTTTCCAGTCAAAAGAAAGAACAAAGTTGCCATCTTCGTTTTCTTCCTCGGCAGCTCCAACGCGACCGTATGTGTATATTATACCAGAATATTTTCCAGATAAAAGTTTAATTGCATATAAATCTGCATCAGCTTTTTCTACTAGTTGCCAATCTATATCTCTTTTATACATATATTGCTTTCCAAAATCCTGAGCCAGTTTCGAAGTCATCATGAGTAAATTCTCTATCTTTTTGTTTTGCAACAAACTCATCAATTGCTTGTTTACAGCCAGGGTGTGCGGGATGATAGTCATCACCACATAATACTTTTACGTTTTTAAGATATTCTAATTCTTTTGAAACATTTTCGTAGCTATGAAATCCATCTATGTAAGCCATATCCCATTCTACATCCTCTTGTAAAAGATGTACACTTGGTTTTTGATGTACTGTTTTTATTACTTCATTAAATCTAGGATGTTGTTTCATACACCAATCCCAAACTGTTCTATGATTAGTTTCCAAATACAAATGCATTGCATAAGATACTGCTGTATTGTGAGAATGTTTTTTCATAACACCATTATAGTGATGTGTCTTTAATCGTGGATCATTCATGCCAAATGTATCACAAACATGCAACTCACAACCTTTAGGTAAACTATCAAGTAGTGCCCATGTTGATCCACCCCATGCACAACCAATTTCTAAGACTTTTGAATTTTCTGGCAAAGTTCTAGCAAGAGCCATTAGATTATCTAAATGTGTATCATTGTTAAAACCTGGCACATCAGAATATGATTCAAGCTTTTTTGGTTTTGGAAGATTACCAAGTTGTGAAGTTTTCTTTGTTGATATTCCAAAAGAAGCTGCAGCAGATTCGTAACTAATCATCTTTGTTACTTTCGGTTTCTTTCTCTAACATTGTTGAGTGAGCAACTTTAAATCGTTTCTGAACCCACTCAATGAAATCTGTCTCAGAGAAAATGTGTTCCCAAAATTCAGCATTAAGTGTTTGTTTAGCTCTTACGTTACCAGATAACTCTTCACCAGTTGCGGGATTTTTAGCTTGATACCAACCGTTCTTTGGTTTGATAACATATCCACCTTCAAGTGCTACATCAAGTAGTCCTGACCATTTCTCAATTCCACCTTCCCACGTTACAGTAATTGGAATCTTAGACTTCTCTTTCACAAAACGAGACTTCTCTACATTGATTACAAAGTGATAACCTTGAATCTCAGTGCCTGACTTTTCTTGTTGGCGACCAATAATCCACACATTATCTGCAGAGTACATAATACCTGTACCACCCGAAACAATCTGTTTTGGAAATAAACCTTGCTCCATATAAGTGTGGTTCACCGCGAGTAGTGGCACATCTTTTAGTGTCAACATCGGAGTTACCATACGGAACAAACCTTTAAGTGCTTTTGCACGAGTCATATCTGCAACAGACTTTTCGTTCAAAGCATCTTCGACTTCTTTCTTAGAAGCAATGTTACCGACTGAATCAATAATAACAATGACACGATCTTTGCGATCGATTTCCTGTAGTTGATTAACCAAGTCAAATTTAAGTTCTTCTACGTTAGTGACTGGCGTGTGTAGAACACGAGATGTATCAATATCAAAACTTTCAAAGTACGATTGTGGCGAACCAAACTCTGAATCATAAAACAATAAGACAGCATCATCATACTTCTTAAGATAGGATGAAGCCATCAGAAGTGCAAATGATGTTTTGAAATGTTTTGATGGGCCGGCCAAAACCGTAAGACCTGATGCTAATCCACCATCCAGACTTCCAGATAGTGCAACGTTAATCATTGGAACTGCTGTGGACGTTAGTTCTTTTTCTCCAAAGAACTGTGATTTAGATAATACTTCCGCGCCTGTGACACGTGAAGACTTTTGTAATTTTTCTAATAGGGACATACCCCTCCTTTATTTGACGATAATTATACGATAATACTTATTGAATGTAAAGAACCTTATGCCAAAAATTCTGCTAGATCATTGGCTGGTCTTTCAACAACATACTCTTGTTTGTTGTTATCTTGACGTATAAAGTTGGCTTCGATACTATCGAGTTTACCATCGAGCCAGTCTTTTACGTTTTCTGCCATGTGTCGTGCTGTACAAACTGGCACGTTCTGACATATCATATTTGCATTTTTCTTACCACCAAGTAACTGGAAGTCATCTGGCATTTTCATCAAAGCGAGTGCTTCTCGGAAAGTAATAAATCTATCTTCAACTGGATGAGCAAGCATATAAGGTAAGTGACCAACAAACGCACCGATACAATCTTTCGGGAAGATAATACCGCGTCTCATAATACCTCCACCCACAACCGTAAGCTTATGGTGTTTTCTACGACAAGAAGCCGCAAACCGTTCATACTGCTCACCTTCAAATCCATCAGCCCATTCAGCAAGAATCTCATAACACTTGTCTTCACCGTAATGTCTTTCTAGATAAGAATTTGCTTCTCTTGTCTTTGGAAGCTGTTCCATAAACTCTGCATGAGAAATACCACCATGCACAACTTCTAGAATATGCTTATAGGTTAGATCATCTGTCGGCTTCTTGTGACTGATACATTCATTCATAGGATCATCATCAGAAACTTTAGCGTTCAAGATGATATCAGTTGCAGTCTGCATTGGTTCATTGTAGTATTTAAAAATAGGAACACGATCACCCTGCCAGAAGAAATAGAAAGAACGTTGACGCACTTGACCAATACCGTGAAGTCTTGATGCTGTACGATACAATGAGAATGTATAACCAAACTCTTCTGCTAGTTTACGAAGCTTCTCTACAACTGGCTTACCCATATTGCCGGCAAGGTGTGGTGAGTTTTCACCCCAAAGTACTTTAGGGCCAAGAGTTCGTAAAACAAATCTAGATGATTCAATCATCCAATCATTATTATGATTATCACTTGATGCAGTAGGACTTAAAGTGGAAAGTCCTGCACAGGGACACACACTGTTTACTACATCTACGTCTTCTAATACGCCGTTATAATTATCTAGAACATGATAAGGTACTTCATGGTTATAGTAATTTAATAGTTGTGAATCATTTGCATGAAATCCACTATAGGACATAATGTAATCTGGTCGTTTACCAAACACCTGCTCCATTGCAATTGTTTCTCCACCAATTAGTGGTATAATACTTGCGAAATTATACGAAGAACTCATCTAATACACCTTCACTCTTTCTGCTATTTAAACATTTTTTCCATTGAACCGTCATCATTAGTTTTTTCTGACCTTTCCATGGCCCTGACGGAACTTCTTTTTCTTTTAATTTTACGATCCCTGGCCACATTTCAGCAATCTTTCTTTGAGACTCATTGTGATTCTCAACAGTTCGATAAACTTGACAGCCACCCTTTGCACTTGTTTCAGACGTACATAAACAATACTTTGAAAAGATTCTATTTTCATAACCTTTACTTAGCAACTGTAAATTAACATCAATGTCTTGCCCCATTGTTACGCGTGTCCATTCGATATCATCTGGAAGATTTGGCCCATCGTAAAAAACGATTTGCATGATTCTTTCATTCGACCGAATAGGATAACGGTTTGGCTCAGAAGTAGGTTTCATATTAGAGGCTAACATGCCAACATGAACAATTCCATTATCCATAAATTCATTTACTTCGCGGAATAACGTATCAAAGTCTTCATCAGTAAACTTTCTACTTACTCCGTTTTTAAATCCCCACACTTCTTTTCCGTCAATCATAACTGGCTCTTTATAGTGCCAAGCATGTGCATCATCATCCACAACTACATATCTTTCATCACCATAATTCTCTTGAATCCACTGCCGTGTTGGTGATAATTTATTTATCTCTTTGGGAAGACATGCAACTTGGTCTCCATAAATTGACTTCATCTCATCATACTCGTGTGCCTGTACAACAAAAATAACTTTCTCTTGATACTTTTTAGGCAACGAATTATACGTATGTTGCTCGTGAATCCTATTAAGTGTAGGAATCATTATTCTCATAATCTATTATCCTTCTACAGTAACGCCAGGCATTTGAATCTTAGCGTAAGGGTTTCCGTGATTCTCATCTGGCCGATTTAACTCATACGGATTGTATTGACAAACCTCAATTCCTGCATGTTCTAACATATCTTTTCCTGTCGTACAAGATGCTAACCAACGATCTGCAACTGTTTCGATATTTGGCATTACAACTCTTGTAACACCGCATTGTACAAGACCTTTCCAGCATTCACCACACACTGGTAAGCCTGTCACATAGACAGTTGCACCTACTAATGATACACCATGACGACATGCATTGTAAATCATATTCTGCTCTGCATGTACCATTTTTGTGTATTTTGTTTCGCGATCTTCTAAATCATCGTCTGGTATGCCTATAGGATAACCATTATATCCAGTTGCAATCACTCGACGATCTTTAACAGCAATGCATCCAATTTTTTTAGACGGATCCTTTGACCATCCGCTAACTTCAAGTGCAAGGTTCTTGAATCTTAAATCCCATTTATCTTTCATTAGTTTTCCGTCGTATTAAACTCATCCACAAAAGGCATATATGTTTGGCCTTTTATTTCCTCATTCACGCTGTTTAATCTTTCAATAAATTCGTTATGAGTTTCTCCGTCAATCATAGGTGGCTCTTTATGGTTCCAATATTCTATGTATTCACCAAAGGTAAGTTTATCAGTTTCTTCATCATTATCAAAAATGTAATCGAAAAGGTCGTCTTCTCCCCATTGCAGATCTTCTGCTAAAGGTTTATATTCATCAGAATCAACAACCTTCTGAAGCAATTCTTTAAAATATCGTTCTCGCACATTGTCAAGCTCTCGTATAAATTCACGTACCCGAAATATTTCATCATCGATATGAGATTCTTTATCCATAGTTTAGTCCTGCCGTAATTTTTCTGCTTCTTCTTTTGCCTGTTTTATCAGTTCTTCCATTTCAGAATCAGTTTCTTTGATATACTCATCAATTAAGTTGAAGTGACGCTCATATATGTGCAATGAGCCAACATTCCAAAAGATTGGGCCTGTCTTATATCGTTTACCTGTATCTGTCTCTAAGTCTTCAATCAGGCGATCACGCACATACTTTTGCCAAGCATAGTCATTATTATATCCATAGACAATATCATTAGAACGCATCTGAACATTTGTAATTAGTTCATCATCACGAATAAAATATTGAACCGTATTTGTACAAACAAAGTCATTCATATCATCAATGTGAGCATCTTCATGCATCTGCGGACGAGTATAAATCATAACTGCTTGACGCGATTCAGGATTTTCTCCAAGTGTTCCAAGGACATTTTCATACTGGCAAAAGTTTTCTTCGTGATTAATTAGATAACCATAATTAGAATTGATTACTCCAAGATTAGAAGCAACTTCTTTCCAAATCTTAGGAGTTTCGCCGGGAATGTCTTGAACAAAAAGAGACTGCGATTCATACCATTCAATCTCACGTGAAATGTAGTCGGCATTTGGTTTACCAAAAATAGACTCTTCGTCTGCAACAAAAGAAGCTGAAAGGATTTCAACTACATTGCAACCAGATTTGTCTTTTTGAAAGATACCGTTTTGGTACTCATATACAATAGCATTTCGTATATCTTCTACATTATTATACATCTTCTGTTTCCCTGTTTAGAAAATCACGGTTAGGGTCTTGTCCTTCGATACCACCTCTACAATATGCAACGATGAATGAAGCATAGTTAATCATATCTTTTGCTGAGTCTTCAAGAGATTCAAAGTTTGGCTCATAATCTGGATCGTTATCCATTGCTTCAAGGACTGAATAACTTCGGAGAACTTTAGCCCATACAATATCAAGTATGGTAGCAACACCGCGTGGATAATACATAGCCTGTTGGATTCGACTATTAGGATTATTATAATCCTGTGCTTTCTTCAGCTGTAGTTCAATGCATTCTTGAAGAACATTGATTGCTTCTCTTTGTGGAGTATCTTTCTCAATTTTTATCATAGTTAGTAATATATCACTTTCTTTCAATTATGTCAAGGTAAAAAATGGCGCACTCAGTAGGATTCGAACCTACGGCCTACGGATTAGAAGTCCGTTGCTCTATCCAGCTGAGCTATGAGTGCGTTAAAATAGTACCTCCTACCGAAGTAGGAGGGTTTGTGTTTGCAATTAGCTATAACGATTAGCAAGACCCATAAGTGTCGGTGCCCATAGACCAACGAAGATTCCGTTGATCGGGTTAGTAGTATAGATTGCAATTGACAATACTACCGACGCCAATGAGGCATAAAAATAAATCTGCGACTTATTCATAATATATCCCCTTTGTTATTTTTCAAGTGAATCTGTTCGCACAACTTGTGGGCCCCCCACAGCTGCTTGAACACGATTCACAATTTGATCGTAACTTCCAATTACTGTGATTTCCTTACCACAACAGTAACGAATCTCAGCACGGTTTTCACACTTGTTAGAGTGCTTTACGTTTGCAATGTTGTCTACATTAATCAAACGTTTGTTTTCTGGTGCACAAGTTGGATCATCCCACTCACGCAACGGAATGTTATATACTTCAATAAACGTTGCCATACTTTCCTTTACGCATTTTTTAATGCAAACTCGATTGCTCGAGCTGCTTCTAATCTTAGTGGACGATTTTTGTACCACCCACCTGTTTCTAAATCTATCTCTTTACAGAGAGCTTCTATTTGTTCTGGAGTAATTGGATAGCTTCTTCTCAAAGCTTTTGAAGCAATGGAAACCATAATCTGATACAACTTGTGATACCAACCTGTTTCATTGTAAGCTTTATACTCAGCAACAAACTGTTGATTCACAAATGGACAATCGCGATATCCGCTCCAAGTAATGTTCGTATTAGTAAGACCTTCTTTTTTATACGTTGATAGCATCTCGTTAATACGTTCTGGCCACTTGTCTGTCTTTTTAAAATCTTGGTAAGCGTTGTGTTTTTCCATTAGCTTATCTGGATCAATGATATTACCATCAAAAGATTCAATGAACTGAAAAGAGTTAGGATACTTAGCAGGAATATAATACATCCTACTCAAGTCTTTAGTCTGCGGATCGTTTACTTGTCCAAATTCTTGATTAAGGGCATACCACAAGTGTTTGATCTTTTGTGCAGGAACCTCCTTTGAAAGAGGGAACACGACTCTAAATTTAGGTTTTTCTTTTGTTGAGCTGGCACTTGAATATCGAATATGCTTGATTCCCTTGAATAGAGTAAAGGTTTGCTCAACCGATCCTTCGTATTCATCGATATCAAGTGCGGCCCAACCGGCCCACGCCGTAACATTTCTGTTGGCACGTGTTGTTCCTTTCTCGTAAATAGCTGGAGAAATGAGTGGAGCGTGTTTGTCATTAAGGTACTCTCCCTTTTTTGGTTTATACTTTACTTCTTTACTTAGAGAAAACAAAAGGCCTTCAAACTCATCCCAAGAATCAAAGTCCATTCTTCGGTGAGTTTTATTATCAAAGATATTTGAAAATATGGTGAGACTATATCCCATCCCACCGCTCTCCCGATTTCCGCATGCCGTGCATAGTACCTAGCATAAACATTCCAACCGATACCATTATGCAACCCGCACCGAAAATTAATAACGGTGCGTAGTAATTAATCAATGTCAGCAAAGCGTCCATGATTTCCTTCGTGGTTAGGTGCTTCCCATCCTTCAGGTTTAATTAGATCAGGTAGACCGAATGGATTAGGACGTTCTTTTTTAACACCAATCTCTTTTTTCATATTTGCTTGAAGAACTTCATCCCATGCATCCCCAGCGTTTACGTTGAACAGATCAAGTGTTCCAATAGCAAATACACAAATATCAATAAGTGCGTCTACTGTTTCTTCTGCATCAACTGTCTTACCATGAACTGCATCAAGCAACTCGTCTACTTCTTCTTGGATACATTCACAACGAAACCTCAAAAACTTTCGAAGCATCTCGTTATCCATATTATCTATTTTTTCTTGCACACCAAACTTTGCATGCAACATAGTGCAATCACCGTGCCAAAACGTACTCATATACTATCTCCTGTTTAAAACTCAAAAAATTGTTGAAGGTCTGCTTTCGGTTCTGCAGTCCATCCAATAGCATCTAAAATAATTTCTAGTGGGTCTAAAAATGTTTTCTTGAACTGCATATTATAGTCGATGTACCTATGAATGTCAAACTCTTTCGGCAGAATATCTTTGAATGCAATCACGTTTTCTTTAATCGGATTTGGCGTCATTAGATATAGGAATTTAATCTTGTCGCCTTCTTGAATTCTTTCATAGTCATTTTCCAAACCGTGAACTTTTAGATAATGGTTATAGAGTAATGCACCGCGACAATGAATCGGTGTTCCCTTTGTATAGATGTCAGACCTACTAGCAAACTTTGAAACATCGTTTACACCGCGAGGAAAAGATATCTCTTCTGGATTCAAAGACTGAAAGTGTTTCTTAAATTGTGCAATGGCTTTTTGAGTTTCTTCCTCATCACCATTCACCATAATCTTAAACATCTCTTTCATTGCATCACGACAAACCATCGGAGTAGAAGACTTAACAGCTTCGATACCCATCATCTTAATCTTAGGTTTAGCGTATTGTACACCCTCGTTATTGTGCACATTCAAAATGTAGCGTTTCTTTGCAGTCCAGATTCCGCGGTCGGCAATAGCCTCACGTTTCATAACCATACGGTTTGCGTACGCGTTGGTTTTGTTTGCATAATTATCATACGCTTTTTCAAGCATTGGTTCAAGAATATCCGAACCGAACTTATCAAGAAACGCGACTGGATCATCTTCGTTGGCTTTTTCTACAACGTCTTTTACACTTACATAAAGAGAATCGGTATCAATAGCAATCACTCGGTCTTTGTCGTCTTTAAATATTTTCTGTAACAAATTGTTCATGTGCTTTTCAGACCAACGAATAATTGTTTGGCCAGATAGTGTCACACCTTCAGCAATCTGCGGTTCGTAAAACTTAAAGTATTTATTCGCCATTGCACCATAAAGAGAGTTGAGTAGAATCTTGATTGCAGTTTGTGAAGTCTCAAGTCGAGCAATGTTTGATTCTATTCGTTGATAATCTTTTTTAGATGATACCTCAAGCTTACGTTTTTCATCAAGCATCCGTTTCTTAACTTCAACGCGACTTGCATAAAGTCTTTCTACAATTTCAGGAATGATACCTTTCTTGTCTCGCCGAAACGCAGAACCGTTACCACATAAGCAAATATCGGAATCAACCTCAACCTCACTATTTAAAAGTCTATCTGGCGATATATGGTCATTCAACATACTAGGTAGAAGAGTTTCAGGCGACATATTGTTCTGAATAATAATGTTAGGATATAGAGAGTTTAAGTCAAAAGACAAAACCCAATCGTGCATTCCTGTCTGAACCTCTTTAACATATCCACCAGCAATTTGTGTTGAAGGCTCTTCTTTTGCACCTCGGATGGTATAGTCTGATTGCGGAATCTGATTTGCAAGAGGAACTTGATTCTTTCTGCACAGGTTTCGATAAATGATTGATTCCCATATTGCAGTTGTACCAAGCGTATCGTTATAGTTTACACCACCAAGATAAGCAGTTGTCATAACCAGCGTAATCAATCCAAGCTTGTCTTCAAGCCGATCAATCAACATAACGTCTTTGATGTTGTAATCAATAAACTTTTGGTAATCAGATTCATACAAACGTTGCAGTGAGCCAAACTCGGAATAGTCAATCTTTTTATCACCGAGCACAACATGAGAAATGTGATTCAAAGAATAGGATTCTTGATTACCATAAGTGTAAGCAAACTTTTTGAAAAGATCAAGATAATCTAGTTCAGAGATACCAGAGATTTTAAATGCAACATTCTTACGGCCTCGAATAAAAATCTCATTACGCTCGATCTTGTTCCAAGGAGAAAGCGAGTTAGCTTTTTTGTCGCCAAGTAAATGTGCAATGCGGGAAATCGTGTAAGGTGTGTCAAACAGTCGTGTATTCCAACCAGTAATAATATCTGGCGTGTTTTCTGGATTAGACCAATACTCTACAAAGTTTGCAAGCATTTCAACCTCAGAATCAAACTGATAGTATTCAATGTCACAATCTAATTCGGTATCTTCTTTGGAGTAATCACCCATACCCCACACGCGATAGAAAGTTTCACGTGAGCTTTTTAGAGCAATAGAAAGAATCGGAACGATAGGATCATCTGGATTTGGAAAACCTAATCCCATCTCAGTTTCGATGTCATAAGAAACTACATTAACAAGATCGCGATCAAACTCAATCTCATTTGGAAAGACTTCTTGAATAAAGCCGGAGATGTGTTTTTTACTTCCGTAAATATTTGCAACGGTTTCGTGAGTCTTACAAAACTCGCGACACTCAGACATAGAAGAGAAAGTTATCGGCTCAACGTTTTCACCGTAGATAGACTTCCACTTTGTTGTTTCGTTTTTGGAAGGTAAGTAAAGAGTTGGCTTGTACGGAATCCTTTTCTGGACTCTTTGATTGTTTTCATCGTAACCGCGATATAGAAGTTTGTTTCCGTATCTGTCAATGTTAGTGTAAAAGCTTTTGTAATTTTTCATATATGTATGTTATCACGATTCTTTCATAATGTAAATAAAAAACGAGGAAAAAGGAAGGAGCGACCTCCCTTAATCCTCTGAATATGTAACGGGATTTACTCTTTACCCGTATTGCCGGAGCTGCATCGCCTTGCAGCTAACCTTATAGTAGTTACATCCAACAAACTCGGTTTACTCTGTATGGTTCTCTCCACTTGGCCGTCCCCATCGAGCTCCGATACCTTACCCACCTATAAGCAGGGGTTATTCGGTCATACTTATTCTAAATTGTTAAAGAACTGTTTCTTGATTGTGCTAATACTGTAACACAGCTTATTCATTAAGTAAAGTCTTTTTGCCAACTTTTTTGCCGTTAATTTCAACTTTACGTTGTTTCTTTTCTTCTGGTACAATACGATCAACAAAGACTTTAAGCAGTCCATCAGTAAACTCAGCATCTCGTACAATCATATACTCGCCAAGAGTAAATGTCTTTTTGAACGAACGAGTTGCAATACCATGATGAATGTATTGAGCGTCTTCATTTTTCTTTCCACCGCTGATAGTCAGCTGATCATCTTCAACCGTAACTTCAATGTCGTCTTGACCAAGGCCAGCCAATGCCATTTCAACGGCATAAGAATCATCGCTTAGTTTGCACACATTGTGCGGTGGGTAGTTGTCGTGTGAGTGTTCGAGCGTTCTTTCGATACGATCAAACATTGAGTCGAACCCAAAGAACCTTG